TCATCTAACTTCTCCCCATCTTTTTCTACAATCCATATCCTAAGCTTATGATTATCAATTCTTCTAGCAGCAATTTTAATATCTAATCTTTTGGCAATATTGTACCAACTTACTCTAGGATTAGATTCACCGACCACTATCGGGACTACAAAAGAATCACCTAAATCTAATCTTTTGATAAAGTTTGTTTTTTTACCAGCTTGCGTTCTGCGTCCAGGAATCGGTATATTTTTCTGTACTTTATACATTATTTTCTATCTCCTAGATCCACGGTCACAATATTTGGTGAGTTATAAATTGTAGCCTTTTGTCCGTTAAGTACAGCGTTATATTCACCTAGCAAATGCTCAAGTTTTAACCAACCAGCTTCCATATCTTCATGTTTCATCTTGAAGATCTTACTTGCATATGGTTTTTTCTTTTCTTGCGCTACAAAAATAAAATCAACCACATTGAAACCAGCTTGCTCATAACCACGTTTGTACCAAGCAGCTTGTAAGTCGTACTGATACTTTTTAATGGATGAAGTAAAACCTCTGACAGAACAATCAACCGTAGTTTTATAATCAACTAGAATGATTGAGTTAGATTCATGCGGTATGTTGATAGGATGTCTAAGCACATCTGATTTAACTTTCAGTAATAGATCCTTTTCCCACCAAAAGATAGCTATCTCATATGGTGTATCAAATACACTAGGATACTCTCCCTCATCGGCTGACAAGTGCTTTGCTCCTTCTGGAATCAAAGACTCTTTCATACCGTAGATAGTTTCTCTATCTTTTGCAGTAACAACGGTTAATCCTCTGTCCTCGTACTCCTTTTTAAGTTCTTTATTAGCATTGGTGTACGGAGATCCACTAAGCGTTACAACATCATTAACAAAAGCCTCTTCTCCCTCAACAATAAGTGAGTGAGCAGCTGTACCGAAGTTCATGGCTGGCGTGGTTTCAGTTACTTCTTCAAAAGCGTGTAGCTGACTTTGACCAAACCTTCTTATGTTTGATGACGATATTCCTGGTGAGGAATGATAAAAGTTATGCTCCATATTGGGAAAATAGATAGCGTTCCCCAGAACCATATGCTCTTCTTTTTCTAGACTTTCTGGTAATACAGTCATGATGCCTCCTTCATGTCTTCAACAGTTGTGGTAAGTTTATTGATGCATTCCTCAAGATCTGAAATGTTTGCTTTCAGTTGAGCCAGCGTGTAATTAAGACGATCTTTCGTGATCTCCTTTTCGTGTGATGCATTTAAGATTGCATCTATCTGTTCTTTTATATTTATATCCATATTTACTCTCCTAAGTAATTAATTGTATTTTAAGGTAAAAAGTATATAATGTCTACACATAGTAATTTAGGAGGTTACAAATGGGTAGAGTAAAAGATATGTATATGTTGATGCGTTTGTCTTATGACCAGGCGGAGGACGATCTGGCTGAAAAGAAAACCACTAATGTCGTAGAATCCTACAAAAAATATCACATTGAAAACTTAGGTCACGAATCTTTGTCTCCAGAAGAGGAGGTTCGTATGTTTAATGAAGATGATTTTAACGACCAATTCAACGTAATATAATTCGCGTAAATTCAGTTTTTCTCTAAAGCTGAATAGTTTGCATAAGTAACGGGGGAGCTTAGCGAAACAGTCCCCCGCCTTTTTTTTACAGGAGTTAATATGAGTAGTACAGAATTAATCCAAGAGATACTTAAACAATTTAAAAATCTTTCTAGATCGGAGCAGGTTGAGCTTGTAGATATACTTATGAGGCACATCGCTCATGAAGTTAAGCAAGAACAGGTAGAAAATTAAGATAATTAGTTTATAGTTAGGTAATGACATTGAAAGTAGTTCCAATCCAAAGCAAAATGAAGAAGCCAACTTTACAAGAGGTGGTATCTAAATTAGAAAGTATCTTTAATAATTATGAGTTAAGAGGCGAAGATAGGCTCAACGTAGTCTTAACGGCCCTTAGTTTTTGCATCTGGAACGTACAAAAGCTGGTTGAAGATGATGACACTAAACTGCTTGGTTTGGTGGATGAAATACTTAATCAGTATGTTGAATGGAGTGAAGTAAAATACGGTAAAACTTACTTCGAATTTACTCCAGAAAAAGACTAATCTATTATTGTCTTATTTTTGTCATAAATGTCTGACGTGAAAAAACATGATAAGAATGCGGGTTTGCGGATTATTTTATTTTTTTCATTTTTGTCATAGGAATTAGAGATAGTTAGTTAAATAATTAACAAATGTCTTGACTTAGTAAAATAAGGTAATGTATCCTTCCAATACACTTTAGGGTAAAGTGGGGGTAGGTATTAATATCTACTCCTACTCTAATATGCTTAACAAATGGGACATAGAAAAAATAAACTAGAATATGAACCTATCTTATCTCCTGATGAAGAAGCTCCCATTGAATACGCTAATCTAGACAACTCCCTCAATCGAAGACAACGAAACTTTATCTGGCAAGCTGTTAATAATCCTCGGCTTTCTCTAGTCGAATGCGCACACAAGGCTGGATACAAAGATGCTCGTCAATCGGCTAATAAGCTGATGAATCATCCAAAGATCCGTAAAGAATACAACTACCTCATGAATGAGGCTAAGAAGAAGTACGAATTAAATTATGATCGGGCAGTTCAAGATTTATATGATATCAGGGACAAGGCCCTCGAAGCGGGGTCCTTTAACGCAGCCATATCGGCACAAAATAGTTTGTTAAAGGTCGGGGGTCTTGTCGTGGATCGTAAAGAGGTTATGTTCGGGAAGGTAGATCAAATGAGTCGGGAAGAGGTAGAGAAACGCCTGGAACAACTGATGGGTAATATCGTCCTGGCAGATAGTTCTGAAGCTGGAGATCCAGGCGTCCAGGAAGAGGATGAAGCGTTAAGTTTAGAAAGGTTAGAACAAGAAGATGATAAGCAAAGTCAAGTAGATCAAGCAACTGATATTGAAGAGGAAGAGGTTTGGGACTTAGATTTAGATGATGAGACTACGGTTTAGGTCTGCCAAGAATAAAAGCTAGTATATAAATAATTAAGGTAAGAATTGCTAAGAAACTCATTAGAGTGTGGCACTTACATGAAACATACTAAATAGGAGAGTCGAAAGATAATAAAATCTACCACATAAACGCCACAATCGGATTTTATCCATTTTATTTAGTTTTGGCAACAATCTTTAATCCTTCGAGTCTTTCTTCAGGTGTTTTAAACCAATAAGATTTATATGGTTTTAGTTCTAAGTTCTTATAAATTTCTACGCCATAAGGTAAAAGCGTGTTCGGTTTGTCCTGTTGGACGATTAAATATCGGTACTTACTCGTCATCATTTAAGACATAATTGTAGAGAACAAATATCGTTCCAATAACGGTAAGCCAAATAAAAAAGCCCCAGCCGAAGATATATCCGTAAACTTCAATATCTGTCATGATCGGTAAGGTTGGGTTATAACTTCTTCCTTCTTGCGTTTATCTTTGTAAGATCGGATTTGCTCTCCGTTTCTGCGATAAGTGTTCATGTGCCAGATGTTCTCAGGTTTATTGATTACAATCTCAATCCCTGTAACGGCATTCATATCGCGTTGTTCTTTGAGTTCTTTACCTCGCTGTTCAACTTTGTCTTTATATTGAGTCATATTATCTCCTATCGTTGTTGTCTAAAATTATTATATACAGAATTGCAGTAACTAATAAAATGGTAGTGAAGTGAAAAAGAAAATCAATTGTCATCTTTGCTTTCTTTTAAAATAGCAGTAGTTTCATCTTCGCAATCATCACAATAAACAAAGTTATCTTCGCAACTATCTTTAACATTATCTAATTCATCTGCCCATACTCGCCAAGAAATATTATCTTGCTTACAAACAGAGCAACACATTGTCTTATTCATCTTTGTTCTCCCTTGTTTCTTTTTGTTCTTGCATGTGCTTAATGATTTCAATTAACAAATCATCAAACTCATCTACATGATATTTATCTAATAATTCAACTATCATCTTCATTCTCCTTATCCTCTAAATTGTTAAAGTCTCGTAAAGCATATTCTAGTGCTACGGTTGGGGTGTAGCCCTCTTTAATATACTCCTCATATCTTGATTCGATATACAGTTCGTTTTCGTGGTTGCTCATCTTCTTAATAGATCTATAAAGTCAAAAAGTTTATCCCAATCGCCTCTTTTAGCTGTCCATTCTCTTAGCTTGTCGCCTGATTCTGAATGCCTAACGGTTATTACTCCGTCAGACAATTCAATATTAATCCCTGCTGAGCCAAGTTCCTTTTGATTAAGTTCATTTACTCTTGAGTCAGGGGATTCATCTTCTGTTGCACCACATACATCACACACTAAGGTTTTAGCCTTAGCGTGTATGTAGTTTTGATCACATTCGCAATCCCAATAGTTTGGGTTGGTTTCAATTGTCATTAGCGTTTACCTCTAATTTTATTTCTAGGTCGTTATCAAACGAATTGTTATGTTGTTCAATTGCACTTTTAATCTGTCTCAATTGCCAACTTATCTCCCAAGCCGATTTTGATCTTCTTGATTCTTGGTGTTCTTTCTCAGCAATATGATCTCTAGTTTCATGATAGAGTGCTATTTTTTCAGCGTGTTCTATCGGTAAATCATAAACACTACCAAACTTTTTACGGCTACCTCTACCCCTAGCTTTGAATTGATAGCGTTGTTTGTTAGCAACTTGCATTAGAAATTCCAGGACTTCATGTCCGTTAGTTAGGGGAGCATCTAACTCCCCTGTTGGTATATCAAAAATATTTCTTCTGATATGTTTGAACCTGTTGCGTTCTTTAAATTTGTACTTCATGACTAATCACCTACGGCTATATCATTCTTAGTGAAATAAGCCCAAAGTGGCATGAAGTCTCTCTCATGTAAAAACTTAGCTTTATCGCCAGCGTTAAGCAGTTCGATATACTTAGTCTCTGCAACATACCAATTATTATTTTTGAATAGATAGACCCATTCAATATCCCAACTATCTTTGAGATTCATTAGATATGAATGTAATGAGTGATAAGTCTCAGGTGGGTCTTGATGTACTCTCCCCTCGTTAGACTCAATTATTGTTGGTTTCAAAGATGATTGATAACCGTTGTCAACTAAAGCGTGAGCCTTCGCTCTGTTGTTGTAATGTTTGCCAAGTATCTTGCCGTTGTATTCTGGATAGCCGTCATAATGACAATACATTACGACCACTTTTCCATTCGGTTTTTGATACGCTATATTACTTCTCGTTCCCATAATTACTCTCCTATTAGTATGT